GTACAATTCTGCACACCATCGCATAAAGATTGCAATTCGAATCCACGTAAAATTCACCGGGGGTGCATACCCCCGGTTAAAAACCGTGAAGGAATATGCAACCACCGATAGTGGACATAGAAACTCGTAAATGAAAATTCGAGAACTTACGACTGCAACGCAAGTTTTTATATATAAACATGTAATTATGTAGGAGTAGGGTCACCAATGAGATAATACACAGCTGGTGTCGACAAAAAATACAGGAACGTAAAGTCCGGACCCGCACACGTCGCCGTTTGCACGGTTGTGTATGCGCAGACATCCGTCGCTGTGGTGTTCGACGCTGTGATCACCAACATGGCAGCCTCCTCATTTGTGCCATCATCCGACGAACCTTGAATGTAATTGTTCCATGAACAAAATGCAAAGTTTCGGTTGAGATTGTTAGGCAGAGAGAACTGCAGAGTTGGGGCCACGCCCGCAGATGAAACTGCTGCTCCAGCCAGACCATCACGAACATTGTAATACTCATTGAGTCTCGAAGCCTTCGTTGACAATGAAGCTGAATTCAAAACATTTGCTGAGTTCACAATGAAGCGATTGGCAGCTGTGGGCCCTGAACCATCTGTGACACGCACAACACGAATATCATCAAACTTCACTACTGGATTACTGACGGTGACCGTAAAGTTCGTAGAACCACGATAACCGCAGAACATACCAGAGATCCACGTGAGGACATGCATCGTGTTGAAAGCGTAGTCAGCTGTTCCAGACGCTGCAACCACCTTGTTCGCTGTCGGTCCCATTGTTTCGGGTGTGAAACCTGGGCAATATGGGATACGAAAATACGATTTGCGATACAAGTTGGTGGCACTAGCTGTCCCTGCTGGACACAAAACTGTGTCCGCAATTTGACTCCTGTGCATCAATTTTCGCAACGACATCACAGATTCACCAAAATTTTGTGAATATCGATCTGGATGTGGTTTTGGACGGTCTCCTAACACTACCACTGCGGGTTCCACCTCACTTTGAAGGGCGAAAAATGATGGAACTGGAAGTGTTGATCCATTTGAGATCCATCCTTGCGGATTGGCGAATTCAAAATCATCACCACCTGAAACATATCCTAAGATAGAGATACTCGATGGAGTGTTTGGTGCTTCAAGCACATTGAACACACTCACTGAGATCATACCATTGAATGATGTGGAGTCAGGTGTGAGAGAGTTGCCAAGATTCCAGTTGTCGTTGGGACCCTGATTAACGGCCAACCATGCCAAGGCTTGGTGGTATGGGACCTCAATTGTGATCTCATCTGTTTCCCCGAGATCCAAAATGTGGGTGTATACTTCGTTTGTCTGCGTCACCGCAGTACTGATATCACCAACTGGATCATAGGAGAATTTGAGACGCCCTTTGTGATACTTTGTGCACACAACCTTGAATCGAAATCGCAACGATCCACGCCAATGCTTGAAAAGCTGTGCAATATATGACAGAGGAGTATGAAAGACCATCCATCCGACCTGAACTGCTGAGGCATTGTTGATCGCTTGATTCGAACTCAAAGTGGGCGTCACTTGGACATTCATCAACTTGGTGTTCAATGCGTCCGTCGTCGACCATGAAGTCCGCCCGTAGAGAGACTCTTTCTTCTTGAGATAAGATAAGGCCAACTCGTCTTCTCCCTTCAACCCAAAGAGGGTAGGGTCAATGGACAATTCTGTCTTTGGATCAAGAACCAACTTCTGATATGGCACTGAAATCTCGGACGTAGCTAGCTGTGGGGCTGACATACAATAAACTGGTTCTACATTGTTAATGTTTGGAACATTTGTGAAACCAAAAATTGAGGCAATAGCACCCACAGCGCTGGCACCAATTGTCGTAGCACGGGCGAACGGACCAATGATAGGCACATTAACCAATTGCGAAGCAACACTTGCTATTGCTGATGCTCTGCCCGACACAGGTTTATCACCGTACTCATCTGATTGAAGGACTAACTTTGATGTTGGTCCCATGAGCTCCACATCCGTCATCCAAGCAAATGTTCGAACAGTAACAGAAGTAGACGCTCCAGAAAGGGCGACAGCCAGTGCAGCAAAGACATCATACGACAACTCACCCATGTTAGTGCAATCCGTATTCGACGTGAGATCAAGCCAATTTTTGTGATAAAAGAATGGCAATTCAAGCTCGCCTCCGGCATTGCACGATGGTTCGAGATAAACTCCAGGTTGTTGGGAACGTTGGATGAGTCGACCAATGTAGGTAGAATCACCCGACGATGCTGTCTTCGCTTGAACAAGATTGTTAAGAGGACGATAAGACACACGCATAAGCCCATACTGGAATGGTGTGGCATTGATGACAAATTTGACATGCAACTTCCCACGAATGAACGCAAAGTTGTTGAGCTTGCGCGATACTGCTGTGTTCGCAAAGAACAATTGCCACGGTGTGATCGTCTGCTTTGGTCCGATTGTGTCAGCTGTCGTCCAGGACATTGAATCAATGACGACTGGGCGTGACATGAACTGTGCCAACCCAACATCAGGTGTCGAGTCGACTTCAGCGACTGGATTATTGCTGTCAGGCACAGTGTAGATTTGCCCCACTTGACCATCGCTGAACGACACAGTGGTCACTGGGACATCTCCATTTGCTGAGGCATCACCAGCGGAAGCTTCCTGTGGAATTGGTCCATCTGTGACATCACTCTGCAGTGAAAAGAGAGAATTATTACTTCGCAGCCAGGTTCTCATGGACCTGACAGCGAGGGAGGTACTTTCGGTGACCTCCCCAACACTTTTTCTTTCTGATATTTCTTTCTGTGACATATAGATACGCAAGTGCGAGCTGCCAAGCACACACTAGCGGGTTGAGTCCTGATTTCCCTCCGACGCCTTCCAAAACCTCTTGTTGAGTAGGTCCCAACCTGGAAGAGTCGATTCCTTCACATAATGAAGAAAGGGTTCGCGCTCCAAAATCTCCTTGAAAAAAGCATGATGTTTCTCAAAAACCTCACGCCCATAGAAGAAATACTCACTGTTCGCGCTACTGATCACCATCACCATTTGCTCCTCAGGGCTCAATGTATTTGACGGTGTCCAGACAGTAAGTGATTTGTGGATGGATTCCTCCTCGAGCGGACAGAGGAATGCACCCACGTCACTATCAAATCGCCAGCTGCGCTTCAAAAAAGAACACTCAGCGATATTGATGAACGGCTTCGTTTCTGCCTCTTTGTCGGCCATGGTGTACTGAACACCAATCGTAGCCAACTGGGCTTGAATTGCCGTATGATTGAACCACTCACATTCGGGAGACACACCCATGATGTTGTCATCACCATATGTGAAGAGATTCACATTCTGCTTGAAGCTAACGCATTCCCTGGCTGGATTGGCCAGCACGTAAGCATACCGCATGTATATACTGTTCACCAACGAATTGATGATCACGGTGAGTGGATGTCCAGATGGGTTGGTACCAAAAAACTCCACCACATCACCGTTGACATTCACAACAGGGAATGCAGTATCTTCTGCGATACATTGGATCTCACGCAACTCTGCCTCCGAGAAGCCAGCCTCGCGCATAATGCCAATGATGACATCAAATGCGGCAAGCACAAACCGGGCAACCATTCGCTTGTCAAATTTGCTGTAGTCGCCCGCAACAATGCGATCCTCACCGTGTGCGACCAAATAGTCGCGGATGGCGCCCCAAGCTGTAGACTGAGCTACTGTACCTGGACCAGCTTCAAACACGAAAGGATTCTGTTGAATGAGACGCACCATAGCCAAACATCGTGAACGCACCACAAGGCACCAGGCAACTGGCGCTCCTGTGAAAAGTCGTGTTTTCTTAGCTTCTCGCTTGGCAAAGGTGACTGGCTCATCCTTCAGATGCCCCATGAAAACAGGGTTTACCCGTTCCCCGCGAGCATACGACTCACAGATTGCATCATACATATCCCACACGATGGGATCAAAATCAATGCCGTCTGGGTACGTTTCGCAAGGGGCATCCACCAGGTATGCCTTCTTCGTAGTGTTAAATGGACTCCCCATAGAGGAATTCACATTCACACGATCAATGAACTTCACGCCTGGTAATCCGTTCAAGGACGCGCGCTTGGAGAGGAACAATAGCTCACGCTTCCATTCATCTCCGTGGGTTGCACGCAATCCCTTCAGGATATCCTGCAGAAAAGATTTCGAACACTGATCAATGATATCTGCGTCAATGTCGTGATTTGGCACCACCATTTCTACCAGATTGTTACGCCATGGCGCATATCCGATCATAAATGGTTCACAGTGCTTCACTTGTGTCTCAAAGTGGTCGAGCATCTCCTTCTGTAGTGGCGTTGAACACACTTTGCTCCTTGGCTTGGCACGGAAGCCAGGCATTGAGCCATACACCACCAGAGTACCGCGTTCAACATAACGCATCAAGCTTCGATGATGGGGTTCCGTGAGATGAACTGACCCTTGGAGCGAAAATTGAGGTTCTGGTCCGGCAGTCACTACCAAACCTTCGCCCATCAAATCACTGATATCAGAGCGAAGAATGTGTGTATAACCCGCAGTGTTCATATACCCAAGTGTGTGCACACCTAGGATTACTGGACCACGGGGGGTGATGGCAACAGCTAGGGAGCCGCAGTCTCCCACCTGAGTCTCACCACACACCTTACCAAGATACAAGGCCATTTCTTGACCAAGAGATTCCACGGGAAAAGCAGCCTCATAAGTGACGCCATGCACCTCCTGGTACAATACGGCGCCACTCTTGTCGCGGCGCACCGAAACGAGCTTCGAGACTGGTATGTTAGTTTCGCACCACAATTTCAAAATGTCTTTGCGTGGTGGAACGTCACGAACCTCGAGCATCGCCAGATCACGAGAAACATTCTCACGAACCTGCAAACGCTTGAATCTCACCTTGGTGTTAGATGTGAGCCCTTGGGACTGAGTCATGCTCAAAATGGTCAATTCGTACTGCTCGCCATCCATGAGTGCATGACGATTGAACATCAGCCAATGTCCCCGAACAAATACACCACCCACACGTGATTTCTTTCCTGACTTAATATCGCGAAATTCCAAACGGACACAATTCTGTGCCAGGATATCACGAATCTGCTCAGGACGCAAACCCGTTAAACTCTGTGACGCCAATGGGACATCAAATCGATTGAGTTCGACAGTGGGATTATACCAGACATTGCTCGCCTCTTCTTTGGCGAGTTGATCCTCAGTTGTCCCGTACACGTTACCTTGGGGTTCCAATGGGGTAGTATCCTCTTCGACGTGTTTCTGTTCCTTCGGATCCTCCTGCTTCGCTGGGAAAGTTTTCTTCCAAGCGTAGCGGGAAGCTTGCCATGAGAGATAGACTGTCGTAACCATCTTGAGGACTTGCAGGAACTGTCGCAGACGCAAGGTGTAGATGCGATCTTGCTTGTTCGCAAAGAACAATCCCCACACTCGAATCTGAACACTTCGATCCATCCACGATGCCAGCCAGAAATTGTACCGCCGAACGATACTCAATCTCATGGCATAGTACATGAACGTGAACGAGAGCATATTCAGGGACAACTCCAGCAAGAATCGGAACAACCAATCCACCACGCAGAATCGCAAGTAGTACAGCATGAGCCCATACATCGTAATGTCGGCCTGCACACACGCACAATTCCGCGTAGTCTCATAGCATAAGCGACACACCTTGATTTCACTCATCTTATTGTCGCACAGCTCTGACTTGGTCTGGTTGTTAGAATGCTCAACAGACACCTCCGCAAAGTACTTGAGAAAGTCTCGCATACTTGTGAAGATCTTGTCATCCTGGAGACGCACATCTTCCTTGCCATTGTGCTGCACAATGACTTGTTTCTGCACCGTGATAATCCAGTAGTCTGGGAAATCGTCTTCGATAGCAGGAAGTCGGGCTGGATCAATGAACTGCTTGTTAGCTGCAAGATACTCCTCCTTAGGTCGAATGTTGACCACCAAGGGCAAACGTCGTCGAACGGCCAATGGGCACGCAAAGTACTCACTTGCATTCAGACTCGGAGTGTTCGTCGTGACTAGCACAAGCTTCGCGAGCACCGGTGTCTTACCTTTGTCCTCAACTGCAGCCTGTGGGGGCACATAAGGGACGTTGTTCACGACATTGATGATGTCACGAACTGTGGGATCAACGTCGGTACTCTTGCTAGGATCCAGGAGGGCTGCATCGTCAATACGAATAGCCCACATACTCGGGTCGAAGTTGCTCCAGTACTCGTCTGTCGGACTGCGCGCGAACATGTAATGATCCTCCGTATTCAAGCCATGAACACCACCAAAGTAGTAAAACAAACTCTTGGTGAATGTCGACTTCGCAACGCTGGAACTACCATGAATAAGCACACCGAAAGGTGCCTTGCGCTCTTTTTGCGCAGCTCGCTTCGTCAAATCCAAGTTCTTGAGCAATCGCAAACTGGCCAGCTTCTTCGCCAGCGCAGTCATCTCAGTGCCCAAGGTCTTCTTGGTAAATTTGCAGTAAGCTTCACCTTTCTCTATGCACGATGTCAAATCGGAAAAGAAGGTAAAGTAGGTCGTACCTACCGCCTCCAAATTGGAGGTGAATGGTCCCAATCCGATCAAACGATCAGCTTCTTTGAACCAAGCGGTATAGGCTGCATCAGTGTGGACCAGATTCATCCAATCACCAGTTGCACGATATGCGCAGATGCGCTCGCACACTAGGATGGCTGTATCTATGACCAGGATCAACAAACCTGTTTCACTGCGATACTCCACTCGTACCTTCCGCTCCAGGGTCATGAATTCCTCGTCGGACATCTCCATGCCAACGTGCTTCAAGAAACCCTGGACAAGCAGATAGGTATATAGCTTTCGCATCCTATCTACGAGTGGATTGCTCAACGATGCTGTTGTGAGTTCGAACATTCGCCGAGCTGCGGATGTGCAGTCTTCGAAGGAGCCCTGTAGGTCATTTGTGGGGTGGAACAACTTCATAAAAGAAGTGGATACCCCTTTGCCCAAAATGAGCTTGTACGACAGAGCTGCACATGCTGTGTAATCAGCAACTGTTTCGCATTTCCGAAACCAGTAAGCCGATTGGAAAAGGCTCTCCAGAAGCTCAACCATAGGTTCGGCTTCAGTGAAGAGTGTTTTGAATGTTGAGACATGTGCGAGCATCGATTCAACGAACTCACTCTGTTGTGCAAGTTCTTCATCTGATTGCAAGAACATGGTCTCAAACATCACTTGTGTCTCACATTGTTTGACATGTGAGTACGTGGGAAGTAGTGGGTTCTGCTGCGCTCCACCGAGCAAACGTCGGTGGGCCACAAGCGTATCACCATGGTTGATTCCATGCGCCAAGCCCGTGAGCTGCAAGCGCAAGGGATGTACACCATATGTGTACCACCACTCTTCATTGACTGATACACCATTGCGCTGGAGTTCCAACTCCAATACGGCATGAGTATCCAGTACAATCGTGCGCCGCGAACGCATGCACAAAACGTGCACATCAATGTAGCGCGGAGCTGGCTGAACAGTGTTGTTGCACAGTTTGCTCACGCTGTCTCGCATTTTCTTTGCGAGTTTCGCGACGTGTGATTGCTTCACTTGAATATCGTTGTGAGGAGATGTGAAGCATGTATCATCCTCAAGATATAGCTCATCAGCATTCATATCCTCCATCTTCTGTGTAAGAGCACACACGCGTGCGCTCTGACCATTGGGAGAGATCAGTACTTCATAAGCTTCGCCAATTTCGAGAAAAATCTCGTTAATGGTATTGATACTCGGAAATTCGAGTTGAGGGGAAGTTCGAGAGTCGACGGTTACATTGTAGGTCGACATCGGGAGAAAAGGGAGTGGCCAGTTAAGCACACCTTACTTCTTTCTACGTCTTTCTTTTTCTGATTTTCTGTGG